CTAGTGTGGTCTTTCATTGAAATTGGTGATAATTTTGAAATAAGCATTTTAATTCCTTTCTGCTTGAAGTGTGTTAATTCCGACAAATGCAAGGGCATTTCTTTTCCAACGTGTCATATCGTATGGAATAGCCTTGCCTTTATTCTCTGAGTAAGTAAGGGCAAATTTTGCAAGTTCTAGTTTATCAAAATTCAAAGCATAAACTTTTTTATATGCTTGAGCAATACAACCTGAGGCTTGAGCATGAGAACAAGCAAACCATTCTGAATGACCTGAGTCAGCAAACTTTTTTTCTTGTCTGTCGTTTTTCAATTCCTCGAATTGACCATATTTAACGAGAGCATACATTTGGGCGATATGCTCGACCAATTCGGCAAAATCACGATTACCAAGTTTTTTGAAAACTTGAACAACCTTGATATCATCATTTTTGAAGCGATAATATGGATTGGTTGAAATTCCGATTTTGTGAGCAGTCGGAAATTTTTCATGGCTCATAATATATAAGTGAGCATCATTATAAAAATTATTCCAAAGTTCTGAATATTGATTTGACATTTTGTAACCTTTCAAAGTTTGTTATAGTATTAATATGGGGATTGACAAGGCATTTGTCAACCCCCTAGCCAAAATTATTTTTGCTTTTCAGCAAATTTAATTAAGTCCAAGATTGATTCTTTGGTTGCTCCCAAAAGACCAACAGTTGAAAAATCAACCAATTCATCAAGAACCCTCAAAAGCTCTTTTTTAGTCGGCTCTTGAATTTTCTTTGAACGGCTAGTTTTTTCTTGAGGGATATAAACCCCCTCACGAACCAATTTGGAACGAACAGAACGAACAGATTTTCCAATCGCTGTAGCGATTTCGGAAATTTCAATTCCGTCTTGGTAGTCTGAAATGATTTTATCTGTCATTTCAACAGAGTAGTTAACGATTTTTGGCATTTGACATTCTCCTATAAATTGCCTTGTTTTTTATTATATATAAGTTATAGCCTAATATTTATATAAAGTCAACCCCCTTTGTAAGTCATTGATATATAAGGCTTTTTTTCGCCCTTTAATTTGATTTTACCCCCATATATGTAGGATTCGTTTTTGTGTGTCGGCACAACATATGGTATTGGTTAACGTGTTAATTAAAAAAACCCTTTAAAATCAATGACTTAGCCGGCCGGGGGCCTTTTGGGCCCTCCACGGGCCCTTGTCAATTTTTTGACAGTTTTGGTCTTAAATTATCCATCTATTGCCATCTTGTGCCAAAACTTTGACAATTCTTTCAAGCCGTTTTTTATCCCAAAACAAAAGCTGAATTTTTCTTTTCCAAGATAAACCCATAATTGATATTTTATCTATTTGATGAATAAGTTTTAATTTTGTCATGTTAACCTCGTGTAATATATTGTTGAACATAATCTTTATAATTGCTTGGCTTATCAAGTGAAACCTTTGAACCTTTAACAAATTTTTTTCTTGATTCTTTGTCTTGAATTCGCCTATCAAGTGCAGAAAAATTTCTTTCATTGTGCATTGATGCCAAAGTTCGTTTTGCTCGTATAATCATGTTAACCTCCAAAAATGATGTAGAGAAATAATATTTCAGTCATTAAGACCATAAATAAAAATGTAGCAAAAATTTCTTTTATCCAAAATTTCATATTAACCTCCAAAAACTAGAATTGCTAAAAGTGTGAGTTGAGAAAAAATTCCAATGCAATTTGAAATCATGTAAACAACCAAACCTTTTTTGATTGAGTCAATCAAGTAAAATGATAGACCGAAGAACAAAAGTAAAATCATGTTCAAAGGTGGTAACTCGTTTGAGTTACCAACAATATTTGAAATGATAGTTGGAAAAGTTGATGAATGAATTAAGATTAACCCCATGTAACCGAAGAAATCTTTTTTTATTTTTTTAAGCATTTTAAATCCTTTCTGCTTTGTATATTATTAATATAATCATTCTTTCATCAAATGTCAAGCCCCTTTGTAAGTCCTTGATATATAAGGGTTTTTTGAGTCGTGTATTTCTGTTTTGCCCCCATATATGTAGGATTCGTTTTTTGCGTTGAACACAACATATAGTGTTGCTTAACATGTTAATTAAAAAAACCCTTTAGAATCAATGACTTAGCGGCGGGGGCCCCGAACAGGCCCTCGATGGGCCTTGGTGGCGCCAGTTGCGAATGATTCTCATTATCATTATCATTTAGGCTATTTAAAAATTAAATAGCCTATGCCCGAAATTACGACAATATCGCAAATAACAGAGTAAATAATATAAGCTTTTATTAAAAAGCTAAAGATTTTTTTTCTCATTTTAAACCTCAAAAAATGCAATTATCATGCAAGTTATAGATGATAGAACCAAACTAGCAACCATCATTTCCTTAATGTAAAATGGGTTAACTGCGTTTGTATTCCAAATTATGTCGGCTATGGGTAACATAGCCAAACCAAAAAGTATGATTGAAATTCTAGCGATTATTTTAAGCATTTTTCTAACTCCAATATTGTTGTTTCTAAAGCAGAATCTCTGCCTATAGTTTTATCGTTGTAATCAATAGTAAACCATTGTGGACAATGTGTAAACATATATTCTTTATGCAAAGTAACCTTATCAAAAGCAGATAAAGATTTTCTGTCATTAGATGAAAATTTCCAATATCTTAATGGGTCAATTTCTCTATTGTTTAATCTTGTATCTTGTTCTTGCTTGGATATTGAAAGCCATAGTTTAATAAAAATTATGTCTTGCTCAACCTCCCAATCAATAACCTTGCTCATAAAGTTTTCATATTGTCGTTGACTGCACCAATTCATTATTGGTTGTAGTAATGCCCTTGAATAATGCGACCTATCATAAAAAACAATTTCGCCCTTATTCGGCATTAGTAAAGACCAACCTTTTAACCAATTAGCCATTAATGATTTAGTCGGCATAAAAGAGTTCATAACTCTATATGTATATGGTGGCAAGTAATGGGTAAAATCTCTGATAGTGCCTGATTTTCCAGCACCATCTCTGCCCTCTAATAAAACAGCAACCTTTAAACCTTGCTTATGTATTTGCTCGGCTAGTTCGTTAAGTCTTATTAAGTTTTGTAATCTATAGTTCATATTAAGCAACCTTGTTATATTTGTTAGGGTGTATAACAGAAATTCCAATCTGTCGCAATTCTGACCTAACTTGGTTATTGTCGTCAAACATAACCTTGTTAGCCTTTTTGAATTGCTTTAGTGATAGAAAAGAATTAAGCTGTTTTCTTTTTAGCTTGGCATCATTTTCGTTATTGCCTTTAGGTCTTGAAATAACCTTGTCGGCTAAAATGCCCTCTTGCATCATAAATTCTAAATCGGCATATTGCAAATTTCTAGCAGTGCAAATTATGGTATAGTCGCCTTTTTTATTTCTGCGTCTAACCTCTTGAGCAAGTGGTAAAACCTTATCATCAAAGATTTTGCTAGGTGTAGAATTTTCTAGCCAATTTGCAAGGTCAAGATTGCCGTTGGCATCTGTAACTTGTCTGTGTGATGAATCTATTGTAGTTCCATCTAAATCAAATATTGTAACTTGTTTAATCATAATTAACCTTTCTAATTGTTATATTATATATATAATGCTTATCAACCCAAATGTCAAGGGGTGCAACCAATTATTTTGCATTTTTTTATCCTTTGTTTTCAATGACTTAGCAAAATAGTTGTTAACATGTTAACGACCTAAGTCCTTGTTTTTAAAGGGTTTTTTCGGCCGGGGGCCTAGGTAGGGCGGTTAGTAAGACTTGCAAACCTTACCACCCGGCGCGCTACCCTCCAGAGCCTCTACAAGGGAAAATTTCAAATATTGCGAGAGAAACTTGACACCCTCTTAGAGGGAGTGTATAATACAAAATGGACTATAACTTTATGAGAGGTATTAATGGAAAAATTTAAATACGGCCCGCTTGTTTGGAACTCGGGCAGTGATGATGATGACGAAGGTAACTATTACTGGGGCGGACAACCTCCTGTTGGGTATGATTCTATGAACGTGCCTGTGGATATAGATGGGCGTCAGTGTTTACCAATGGATTGCCCTTTTCACCCACATCATAGGTTTTCTGACGAAATTAGATCAAGAGTCGATGCTAGTGTTACTTTTCCTAATTCTTTTAAGGATTATGAAGAATGGTTAGAGAAAAACTTTATTGTGTTTGATGAAAACCCAGTGAAGCGTAACATAATGATGAAAGTTATTCAACAAGCATCAAAAAACAATAATGGTCAAACTAATATGCATAAACTTATTAGATTAATTATAAACGAGATTGAAAACCATTATGGAAAACCTTTTACAGAAAAAGGTATGAAACAGGAAGAGAAACTAAGTGCCGACACGTAGAACACAAATTATAGATGCACTTGTAGCAGATTTAGAAGCTAACAGCGATGTAGCAGCAGGAAACGTTCACAAGCGATTCAAGTACCTTGATGAGCTAAATGATTTTCCTAGTATTACATTTTTAGCAGGTTCAGAAGATCGCATACACTATGGAGCAGGTGAGAAGTTTGGTCGAATGGAAATTCAGATTAGAAACTATGTCTTTGCTGAAGATCAACTCGACGCGGCCGAAGAGCTATCCAACAACGTTGAAATAGATGTGATCGATAAGTTTGCAAAGCTACACCCAGATCTTGGAGTTGAGAGTGCTAATGTAACAGAGTTCCGCACTGACGAAGGACTTTTTAACCCTTATGGAATCGGA